TGCTGCTCGACAACAACCCGGCGACCGCCATCCGGCCGGCTGGCCTGCGTTCCTATGGCGGCGGCCTCACCCCCAGCGCGATCGCCGGCAATCCGTTCGCCAACTTCGTCGCCGACTACAAGACGCTGTTCGGCGCGCTGCTGACTGCCACGCTCGGCAATGTGCGCCGGCCGGTGATGCTGATCAACCCGACGCAAGGGCTCGCGGTCGGCTTGATCCAGCCGCCGGCGGCCGCGGCGCCGCTGTTTCCGTTCATCAGCATGATCGAGGACGGCCGCTTGCTCAATTCCGACGTTATCGCATCCGGGACCGTGCCAGTCGGCGAGGCCATCATACTCGACGCCGCCGACTTCACCACCGCCGGTGCCGAAGGCCCGCAGATGGAGATCAGCGATCAGACGACGCTCCACCTCGAAGACACTACGCCGCAAGATATCGTGTCGGGCCCGTCCGGCACGCCGGTGCCCGCAACTCCAGTCAAGTCCATGTTCCAGACCGACTCGCTGGCGCTGCGGATGATCATGCGCATGAACTGGCTGATGCGGCGTCCGGTGGTGGCCTGGATGACCGGCGTGCAATGGGGCTGAGCAACAAGCAAACAAAGGGAGACGCGAGCATGACCGAGCAACAACAACAAGCCGACAAGAAGGCCGCCGAAGACAGGAAGGCGGCCGAGGACAAGCGGCTTGCCGACGACAAGAAAAAGCTGGCCGAAGAGCGCGAGGCGCGCGAGAAGGCGCAGGCCGAGCGTGAAAAGCACCGCGGCACGCCGACGCCGACGCAGGAAGAGGCCGATCTCGCCAAGCTCGGACATCACGTCGACCTGGCCAAGGACGGCTCGCCGGAAGAGGGCGCGGTGCAGGAAAGACAGGCTGTGGCCGGTGGCCACGCCAACTACGAAACGCGGCAGATGGGCTCCCTCAAGGAGCAGCATCCGGCGGGCACGACGCACCAGCCGCCGCCGCCGCCGCCGCCGCCGCCGCCTAAGCCCAAGACTCCCTGATGGGACTGCGCGAGCGCTTCACTGCGGTCGCCAAGTCCATACTTGGCGCCACCGGCGCGGCCGAAGGACAGTATCGGCCGCCTCCGTACTACCTGCCGGTGACGCATGGCTGGCTGCCGGCCGATGTCGGCAATTCGATCAACTGGTGGCAGCTCGGCTACACGCCGATCCTGCAGAGCGCGCAGCTGTCGGTGATCGAGGCCTGCGTCTCGGCCTACAGCCAGACGGTGGCGATGTGCCCGGGCGACCATTGGCGAGCCACCGGCAAGGGCGGCCGCGAACGCGTCACCGGCTCGGCGCTGTCGCGGCTGCTGCGCTATCCAAACGACTACCAGTCGATGTCGGACTACCTGCTCAATACGGTGCGCCAGCTCTACCTGCAGGGCAACGCCTATGCGTACTGCCGGCGCAACGCCAGAAACGAGATCAACGAGCTCCACCTGATGGACAACCGCTACTGCCGGCCGCTGATCGCCGGCGACGGCGAGGTGTTCTATTCGCTCGGCGGCAACTGGATCGTGCAGAATCGCTACGGGCCGCTGGAGACGGTGCCGCAGCGCAACGTCCTGCACATCAAGCTGCACTGCGACCAGCTGCGCAATCCGCTGGTCGGCCAGACTCCGCTGCAGGCAGCCTGGCTCGACGCCATGACCGGCACCAGCCTGCGCGAGCAGCAGCTCACGTTCTACCAGCGCCAGGCCAAGCCCGGCTTTGTGCTCTCCACCGACTTGACGCTCACCGGGGACCAGACCAGCGCGTTGCGCGACCGCTGGCACCAGCAGACCACCGGCGCCAATGTCGGCGGAACGCCCATCCTGAGCCAGGGCCTCAAGCCGATGCAGATCCCAACCACCAATTGGCGCGACGCCCAGCTCGCCGAAATGATGAAGTTGACCGACCAGGAAATCGCCATGGCGTTCCGGGTGCCGCCGCAGATCGTCGGCCTGGAAACCCGCGGCGGCGCCAGCTACGGCTCGGCCGAAGCCATGATGCAGGCCTGGATCTCGAGCGGCCTGGGCTTCTGCCTCAACCATGTCGAGGAGGCGATCGGCCAGCACTTCGAGCTCCGCGGCCAGCCCGACGAGTACGTCGAATTCGACAGCAAGGCGTTGCTGCGCTCGGCTTTCAAGGATCGCATCGACGGCCTTACCCGCGGCGTCCAGGGCGGCATCTTCTCGCCCAACGAGGCCCGCAACGCCGAGGAATACGACAGCGTTCCATTTGGAAACGAGCCGCGATTGCAGCAGCAAGTGGTGCCTTTGTCGGCTGCCGGCGCTATCCAACCAGCGCCAGCGGCGCCCGGTGCGCCCGGTGCGCCGCCGGCGCCCAAGCCGGCCGCCGACGACGCCGCCGACGCCAAGGCCATGCGGGAGGCCCATGCGGCCATGATGTTCAACCGCTCCCGCCAGATCGCCTGCGATGACCTCCGACGAATTGCGTGACGTCATGCTCGACGCCGGCGGCCTCGTCATCGCGCAGCTGCGCCGCGACTGGACGCGCGAGTTCGAGGTGATGACGGCGCAAAGCCGCGAGACCATCGCGGTGCTGCGCGCCGAGATCGGCGATCTGCGCCACCAGCTGGCGGGCGAGTTCGCCATCCGCCTGGCGGCGGTCCGCGACGGCGAGCCTGGCGAGCCTGGCCGCAACGGTGAGGCCGGGCCGCCCGGCCCAATGGGCGAGCCCGGCGCGGCCGGCGCGGCCGGTCCCAGCGGCGATCGCGGCGAGCCCGGCGAACCGGGCCGCAATGGTGAGCCTGGGGCGCCCGGCGAGCCTGGCAAGCCCGGGCCGGCCGGCGCCACTGGCGCCCGCGGCGAGCCTGGCGAGCCTGGCCGCAATGGCGGTGACGGCTTGCGCGGCGAAATGGGTCCAGCTGGGCCGCCGGGCCCTCCTGGACCGCGCGGGGCGCTCGAGCGCATCGTGCCGTGGACCGAGGAGCGGATTTTCTACCAGGGCGAGCTCGCCATGCATCTGGGCTCGAGCTGGCAGGCCGCGGCCGATACCGCCAAGGAGCCCGGCGTCTCCGACGACTGGCGCCTGGTGGCCGCCGCCGGCAAGCCCGGCGCCGGCTTCACCATCCGCGGCACCTACAGCGCCGAGACCGCCTACCGCGCGCTCGACGTCGTCACCCTCGACCACACCTGGTTCGTGGCGCGCCGCGACCAGCCCGGACGCTGCCCGGGCCCCGACTGGCAATCCGGCCCGGTCGGCAAGAAGGGCGACAAGGGCGCGCCCGGCGAGCGTGGCCCGGCTGGACCAGCCGGGCCGCATTGGGTCGGCGCCAGGATCGACGGCTCGAGCCTGGTCACGACCATGAGCGACGGCTCGAGCGGCCCGCGCATCTCGCTGCAGCCGATGCTCGAGCAGCTGCACGCCGAAATGGAAATGCGGGGCTAAGGCGGATGCAGCAGATCCTCAACGTCATCACGCCGGCGCCGACCTACGACCTGGTCACGCTCGCCGAGATGAAGATGAAATTGAATATCCCGAGCACCGACACCTCGCGCGACGCGCTGCTGCAGGAGCTGATCAGCAACACGTCGGAAACGATCGCCACGATGTGCAACCGGGTATTCGCCAAGGAAACCGTCGACGAAACCTTCTACCAGCTTGAGGACGAATACTGTGGCGCCCCGCCGACGCAGCGCCTCTACCTCTCGCGCTGGCCAGTCGCGTTCGCCGATATCGAGACCATGACGCAGGACGGCGTCGATCTGCTTGCCACAACCACCTGGATCCTCGAGCAGGCCACCGGCACGCTCTACCAGCCGCCGACCTTCGGGCCCTGGATGGGGACGATCGACGTCGTCTATGCGGGCGGCTACGCCATCCCGGACGGCGTGCCCAATACACTCAAGTTCGCGGTCGAGGCGGTGCTGCGCGAGCAATACGCCTCCTGGATCCGCAATCCGGCGCTCTATGGCGTGCGCCAGCTCGGCCACAAGGAAAGCCGCGTCAGCTATTACGCGCCCAACCTGATGCCGACGCTCGGCCTGGCGGCAACCTGGACACAGATCGAAGCGCTGCTGGCAAAATACATTCGGCATTGGGTGTAACCATGAACCTGCGCGATTCCACGCTTTCCGGACTGCCGGCGCGATCGTCCGACCACCTCTGGCGCGCCGCCGCCGCTGTCGTCCGCGCCTTCACCGGCAACACCAATGTCGAGGGCGCGCTCGCGCGCATGTACCCGGAGGACAAGGTGGCGCCGTTGCTGCTGCGCACCGCCAGCACGCCGGCGCGGCTCACCGATCCGGCCTGGGCCGGGCCGCTCGCCGCCTACAGCGTGTCGCAGGCGGTCGAGGAAATGGTCGCGCTCTCCGCGGTCGGCAAGCTCATCAGCGCCGGCGCGTTGCGCGTCGAGCTCGGCCATTTCGCTTCGGTCGCAGTGCCTGGCCGCGCCACCACCGCTGCCGCCGCCGGGCTCTGGACCACCGAGGGCGGCGCCAAGCCGGTGCGGCAATTCAATCTCTCCAGCGGCAAGCTCACCCCGCACAAGCTCGCGGTCATCACCGCGCTCACCCGCGAGATCACCGAAGCCTCGAACATCGAGGACATGCTGCGCACGCTCATCACCGAGGCGACCGGCCTGGCACTCGACGCCGCCATCTTCTCGACTGCGCCGCGCGGCATCTTCAACGGCTTGACGCCGCTCACGCCCAGCACCGGCACCACCGGCGCCTTCGATGCGGTCGGCCAGGATCTCGGCACTCTGGTCGGCGACATCGCCAGCCGCGGCGGCGGCAGCAACGTGGTCTTTGTCGCCTCGCCGGCGCAGGCCACCTCGATCCGGTTCTATTCGCCCGGAGGCACCCTCGAGCTTGCCACCGCTCCCAGCGCCGGCATTGCACCCGCATCGGTGGCCGCGATCGAGGCCCCGAGCTTCGCCATCAGCATCGGCGTGCCGGAATTCTCGGTCAGCCGGGTCGCCGCCCTGCACATGGAAGACACCACGCCCGCCGACATCGTCGCCGGCACGCCGTCGACCCCGGTCAAATCGATGTTCCAGATCGACGCCATCGCGTTGAAAATGGAGATCTGGGCCGACTGGTGCATGCGCGCGCCGCACGCCGCCTTCATGAGTCCGGTGACATGGCTCTAGATATCAATCAACAAGACATCAAAGACATCACGAAGCGGCTCTACGTCATGGCCGCCCGCATCCGGCATTTCAAGGCGGTCGATATCGGCTCGACCTTGAGCACCTGGCAGACCGACGACATGCACCGGCATCGGCCGTTCACCAAGCGGCTCAAGCGCCTCGGCAAGGCCTCGACGCTGATCCGGCCGCATTCCAAGTACGAGATGACGCGCGCGCGCAAGGCGGCGTCGCGACTGCGCCGCCGGCGCAAACCACCGCGGCCGAAGACCTCGACCCGGCCGATCCTGCGCGAGGAGCTCTACGTGCAGCTGCAGAAGCGCCTGGTCGAAGCGCTGCATCAGAAAATCCACTGGTGACAAGCCATGCCGGTCAACTGGTACGCGGAGCTCTATTCGCTGGCGCAGAGTGAGTACGGGCGCCCGATCACCGTCAACCCGCTCGGCTCGCAACCGGGACAGCCGGCCTACAGCGCGCGCGGCATCTACAACTCGGACCGCCAGCAATATCTGCTCGAGGACGACTCGCTCATCACCGAGCAACAAACCTACATTGATGTCGAAGCGGTGGAATTCGCGGTGCCACCGGCGCAGAACGACATCATCACCATCCCGGCCGAACCCATCAGCGGCCTGCTGGCGCTCGGCGATTTCCAGGTGACCGCGAGCGTGCATAACGGCGCCGGCGAAATCACGCTGCAGCTCAAGAAGGTGGTGCCGTGATCACCGAGCAGCAGAGCGCGGCCTTCAATATCCGCAACGCGATGTTCGGCCTGGTCACCGCTGATCCGTTGTTCGCCGGCTATGTCGCGCGCAAGACCAAGATGCTGCCGGTGCAGCCGGACCTGCTGCCGTTCCTCGGGGTTTATTTGATCGACGAGAACATGGGGCCGGACGGCGACGCCAACGCCGGCTGCATCCGGTTCGAGCATACCGCCCGCGTCGGCTTTTCGGTGATCGCGGTCAACAACGACCAGGACGTGCTCGAGCAGACGATCGACAAGGCCTTCCTCAAGATCATGGCCATCCTCTGGACCGACCTCGATCTCACCAATGTGCTGCAGAGCAGCATCCCGGAGGGCTATCTGATCGAAAGCATCGTGCGCGGCGCCCGCCGGTTCTCCTTCGGGCCGGCCTCGTTCAACAATGAGATGCCGCTCGGCGAGCTGCAATACGAGGTCAGCTGCTTCTACCGCTCGGAATGGTACCCGGACATCACCGACATGCTCGACGAGATCGACGTCACCACCGGCGTCAAGCCCGGCGACACGCAAACGGAAATGGACCAGCGCCAGCAAGTGGCGGTGAAGTACACCGGCCTGAGCACGCTGCCGGTTTCGGAAATGTTCAAGGTGCTGCGCAACCACGCGATCAGGGAGAACCCCCATGGTGCAAGTGACAACGAAAACGCCGGGCCAGCGTCCGGGCCGGCCGGCGCCGGGCCTGCGGGTCGAGCCGACCGAGGACAAATGGCGCCGGCTCAAGCATCCATCCGGCGCCGCGTTCCGCTCTACCGGGACAGCCGAATGGCCAAACGATGATTTCACCCGGCGCCGGATCCGGGCGGGCTCGATCCGCCTGGTGGAAAACAAGGGCGCCAAGGCAGAAGGCAGGCCGGACGCTAGTTCAGGCGACGCGCCGCAGCCGGCGGACCAGACGCCGCAGCCGCAATCAACCTGACCCGGTGCAGCTCGGCGCGCGCCGCAGCCAGCTCGCGCCGCAGCGCCGCCAGCTCCGCATCGATCGCCGAGCGCGCGCTGCGCAATCCCGCCTGCCGGCCCAGCAGCAGCGCCACCCTCGCGCTATCGCTCGCCACCATCCGCCGCATCGCAATGTCTCCTGATCTCATTCGCCAACATAGCCACCGTGACGAAAGTTTGGATTGTTCGCGCCTGAAATGCCGCCGCGCTCGGCGATTCTCTCGCGTACCTTCTGCTTAGTTTCCTCGGACTGGTGCTTGCCGAAGCTTGGATTGTTGGCGCCCGTGCGGTCAATGTGCTTGAGCCCTTTGCTGACGATCTTCGAATGCTTCTCCCGCGCGGCCTCATCGGTATTAGCCCAGCGGCGCAAGGCGGCTTGACGCATCTTCTCGCGCTGCTCGGGGGACTTGGGGACGCCCTTCATGGCGTGACCGCTAAGACCGCCGGGAAGGCGGTTCCAGCCGATGCCAGCTTTCGGGCGCAGCTGCGTTTCGATCTCCAGGCACTGCTTGATGGGGCCTCGGAAGATGACTTGGCCATTGAATTTGTCAGGCAGGAAATCGGACTGGGTCTCGCAACGATGGCGGTGAAGCCGATGGGGCCAGCTTACGGTCACACCGACGTAGCCGTGACGCCAGAGGCAAATGCAACGCTCGTCAGAGAGCCAGTAAACCACGCCGACCGCTGGTTTCGTCATCTCGTCAACTCCGGCTAAATAGTTATCCCTAGGCTTTATAAGCCTTTTTGAAATACGTGACAACCATGATGCAACGGAGGCCCTGAAAATGCCGATCAGCTTCGCAAACATTCCGTCTGGCATTAAATTGCCGCTCTACTATGTAGAGGTCGATCCATCGCGCGCTGGCCTACCGGCGATCAATCTGCGCGCGCTGCTGGTCGGCGTCATGACCGCGGCCGGCTCCGCAACTCCCGACGTGGCGGTGCCGATCGGCAGCCAGGCGATGGCCGACGCGTTCTTCGGCGCCGGCAGCGAGCTTAGCCGGATGTTCCAGGCGTACTATTCGAACAACGTGGCCAACGAGGTCTGGGGCTTGCCGGTGGCCGAGCCCACCGCCGGCACCGCCGCCACCGGCGCCATAACCGTTACCACAGCGCCGACCCAGGCCGGCACCATTCACCTGTACATTGCCGGCACCCATGTCCCGGTCAACGTGATGACCACCGACACCGTCAGCGACATCGCCACCGCGATCGCCGACGCAATCGCCGCGATCACGCCGACGCTGCCGGTGACGGCGG